GGTAAAAAAGTTCCACTTGATATACCTAAAGCTATAGAAGAAGCTGAATATCAAGGCAAAGATGTCCCAATTGGCAAACCAAAACGTGGTGGTTCTAAAGCATACTACGTTTATGTAATGGATGGAGACAAAGTTAAAAAAATCTCATTTGGATCAGGAGGTTTAAGAGCAAAAATTAAAGACCCAAAAGCACGACAGGCATTTGCTGCTAGACACAATTGTGACCAAAAGAAGGACAGAACAACAGCAGGATACTGGAGTTGCAACCTCCCAAGATATGCCCCAGCACTCGGTTTGGGTCCTAAAATGAATACTTTTTGGTAATGAATAACTTTGATTTTAAAAACTATTTAGCAGCGGGTGGGGTTGGTCAACAACTTATTGAAACTCAAGTTCACGAAGAAATTAATTTTCTTTTCGAAGAATTTCTAAGTAATTCTATAAATGAAAATATAATTGAGGATAAAACCCAATTAGAGGAGTCAGCTATAGGATTAATAGCAGGTGGTTTACTTTCAGCACCAAAATTATTAACTTTATTAGGAAAACTTGTTGGAAAAATAACTAAATTATTTGGTAAAAATACTTCTGAAGAGGGAGTTGCTGCTAAAATTGAAAAAGCAGGAGAAAATTTAGAAAAAAAGTACATTAAGTTATTAATGAAAGCTATTAAACTTACAGGTCTTGCTAAAAAAGTATGGACTAAAGAAGATGGAAGCATTAATGAAGATGAATTACATGATACTGCTGAAGTAGTGTTTGCTGTAATATTAGCTGTAGCGGCAATCTCAGCTACTGGAGGAGCTATTAGCGCTTTTAAAGATGGAAGTGCTTTATTTGGAGCATTAGAAACTGGACTTACAGGTATTAAAAGTGCTGAGATAGCTGGTATTTTAGGTAAGGTAGGATCTAAATTAGCAGCTTAATGAACCTATATACCAACTTAACTGAAGGTAAAGAAATAATTAGAGAGTTTAGTGCTGATGTAGATCCAATGTCATTAATCTGGCATGAAGATCAAGAAGATAGAACAATAGAAGTTATAGAAGGAAATGGGTGGAAGTTTCAATTTGATGAAAAAATCCCATTTGAACTTAAAGAAAATAGTAGTTTTGATATCCCTCGTGGATATTTACATCGTGTAATAAAAGGTAACGGAAATTTAACAATAAAAATTATAAAAAAATGAATACTCAAGAGTTATTTGAACAAATCGAAGGTTTATATGAAACATTTAAAACCGAACATGAAGGTAAATCTAAAGCAGCACACGGTAGAGCCCGTAAAGCCTTAGGTGAAATTAAAAAATTAGTAACTGAATATCGTAAAGCATCTGTAGCTGAAGATAAGAAGTAACAAAAAACATATAGACTGATTCATAGCCAGTCGCAATTAAAAAAAACATGACATCTGTGGCGTCTCCTTTGGAGACGTCACTTTTTGTTCGTATATTTACATAATCTTAATACAACAATGGAAAAAATAGTAATAATTGGAGCAGGTGTAGCAGGTGTTAATGCTGCAACTAAATTAGTAGATGAAGGTTTTGATGGTGAAATTACCATCATTGATATGGGTAATGATCCATATAACCGTAAACCTGAGGAAGTAATGACAGGTTTTATGGGTGCTGGAGGATGGAGTGATGGTAAACTTACATACCACACTTCAATAGGTGGTCATTTAACTAAGTATACGGGCGATGAAAAGGCAATGGAGTTAATGGACCAAGTAATCACTAACTTTAAGCGTTTCCACCCTAAACCAGAAGAAGTACAATGTTCTAATCCTGTAGCAGAACCTGATTTTATTAAACCATACTTTGGACTACGTTTATTCCCAGTTTGGCACGTAGGTACAGATTATCTACATGAGATTGGTAAAAATTGGTACGATTATCTTTGTGATAAAGGTGTTAAATTTATTTGGAAAACTAAGGTTACATCAATTGATTTTGATGCCCAACAATTACACACTGATAAAAGCACAGAAGATAATGATTGGATAGGATATGACACTCTTATTTTTGGGGTAGGAAAATCAGGCATTGACTTTGGTAAAAAATTAGCTGAACAATATGAATTACCAACAGAACCAAAACCAGTACAAATTGGCGTTAGATTTGAAGCACCACAAAAACACTTTCAAAAATTAATTGATGTAAGTTATGACTTTAAGTTATATCGTAAGTTTGAAGATGAAGGTGTATCACTTCGTTCATTTTGTACCAACAATAACGCAGCTTATGTGGCCCTAGAAGAAACATATGGTGATTATAGCTACAATGGTCATGCTAAAAAAGGAGAAGAACATAGAAACAATATGACTAATTTTGGTATCTTAATGGAAGTTAAAGGTATTGATAAACCATTTGATTGGTCACGTGAGTTAGTTTCTAAAGTACAAAAACATAATATAGTTTCAAATGAAGGATCAGGTGGTAAAAAAGCATTAGGACGATTTGAAGCTAAATATAAAGCAGGTTTATACTATAGCCCTTCAAATAAAGATAAAACACTTACATCTGAAGGTAATTGGGTTAAAGCACATTATATTGGTGAATCTGGTCTTCAAGAAGTAAGAGATGCATTTAAAGGATATTTTAAATATATTGAAGACTTTATTGAGGATATGAAAAAAGTATTCCCAACACTTGGTGATGATTGGGGAATTTACGTACCTGAAGTAAAATACTTATCACCTGAACCACTTGTAAATTATCAAGATTTAAGCTTAACTACATATCCTAATGTTCATTTTGTAGGTGATGCTTTAAGTGCAAGAGGCATTACAGTATCGGGAGCACAAGGTACATTAGTAGCAGAACAAATATTAAAAAAATAATGGGAAAGGATAACAAATGGCCAAAGCCAACAAGAACTAAAACCCCTGATGGTACTATATTACACCACTGGGATGGTAAACTTCACAATTGGGAAGGGCCAGCTCTCATACCTCAGGGTGTAAGACGGTTAAGAGAATATTATATTTATGGGATTTATCATACTGAAGAAGAATGGAAAGAAGTTCGAAGAGAAAGAAATGGAGTCCCATGGTATAAAAACCCTGCAATGAGAGAATCATCACGCCAAGGAGGATAAAACAATATTATTATGAAAATAGGTTTTTGTGGAACAATGTCAGTAGGTAAAACAACGCTTGTAAATGCGTTAAAAGAATTACCTAAATTTAAAAATTATAATTTTGCTACTGAACGTAGTAAGTATCTTAGTTCATTGGGTATTCCATTGAATCATGAAACTACTATTGAAGGTCAAACTATATTTTTAGCAGAACGTGTAACAGAGTTAATGCAAGAAAATCTTATAACTGATAGAACAATTATTGATGTAATGGCTTTTACTAATTGTGCTAAAAAAGTTAGCTATTTAGATGGAGATGCATTTAAAGAATATGCTAAGCGTTTTATAAAACAATATGATTTCATCTTCTACATATCACCAGAGGGTATAGGTATAGAAGATAATGGGGTTCGTGAAACAAATGTTGAATATAGAAATGAAATTGATGAAGAAATTCAAAAATTATTATTTGAATGTCGCCCTATTTTTTATACTATTAAAGGATCAACTGAGGAACGTATTAAACAAATTTTAAAAACTATTAAGTAATAATATTTATTATCATGAAATTATGGAAATATATTTTAGGAGCTATTGCTTTTCTAGGAGGGTTATTAACTGTTAAGTCTTTTAAAGACAAAAAAGAATTCAAAAAGGAATTAAAAAATAACCAAGACAAAATTAAAGTAGTAAAAGCAAAAGTTAAAAAAACTGAAGCTGAGAAAGCAGAAATTAAAAAAGCTGTTGAAAAACAAGAAACTAAAGTAGCAAAGACAAAAGCAAAAGTTAAAGATACTACTTCTGCTAAAGAAACTACTAAAAACTTTGAAAAAAAGTATAGAAAAAGAGGTAGACCAAAAAAATCATGAGGTACTTATTAATACTAATACTACTAGGAGTATCTAATATTTGTTTATCTCAAGATACTCTTCAAATTCCTGCTGAAAAACTTGAGGAGTTTTTCTTGGCTATGGATACACTTAAAACTCAAGATTCACTTAAAACTATTTTAACTACACAACTTGAGGAACAAATTGTTTATCATAAACGTTTAGATACTCAAAATGAGTTAATTATAGGTTACAAAAACGAAGAAATTAAATTGTTAAACGAACAAATTGAGCTCTATAATAAACGTTTAACTCAAGTAGATAAATGGTATAAAAAACCTTGGGTAGGGGCTGTAGGTATGATATTTTTCTTACATGCAGTAGACTACACACTTCCTCAATGAGTGATTTAAAAAAAGTAATAAGACAAGAATACATAAAGTGTGCTCAAGACCCTGTACATTTTATGAAGAAATATTGTATGATTCAACACCCACAAAGGGGTAGAATCAACTTTCACTTATACCCATTTCAAGAAAAAGTATTAAAATTACTTGAAGACAATCCTTATTCTATCATTTTAAAATCTCGCCAATTAGGAATTTCCACATTGTCTGCAGGATATTCACTGTGGATGATGATTTTTCATGAAGATAAAAATATTCTTTGTATTGCTACAAAACAGGAAACTGCTAAAAACATGGTTACAAAGGTTAAATTTATGTATGAAAATTTACCTTCATGGCTTAAAGTAGATTTTGAAGAAAACAACAAATTAACACTTAGATTAACAAACGGATCCCAAATTAAAGCAACCTCAGCATCAAGCGACGCAGGTAGATCAGAAGCAGTTTCACTTCTATTAATTGATGAGGCTGCTTTTATTGATAACATTGGTGAGATATGGGCATCAGCCCAACAAACACTTGCTACAGGTGGGGGGTGTATAGCACTTTCAACCCCTTATGGTACTGGTAATTGGTTCCATCAAACATGGGTTAGGGCAGAAGCAAATGAAAATGAATTTTTACCTATTAAATTACCTTGGTATGTCCACCCTGAACGAGATCAAAACTGGAGAGATAGACAAGATGAATTACTAGGGGATCCTAGAATGGCAGCACAAGAATGTGATTGTGATTTTAGTACCTCTGGTGATATTGTATTTTATCCTGAATACCTTGAATATATAGAAAAATCTACAATTAGAGAACCCCTAGAAAGACGAGGTGTAGACCAAAACTTATGGATTTGGGAACCTGCAGATTATTCCAGACAATACTTAATCTCAGCTGACGTAGCTAGAGGTGATGGTAAAGATTATTCTGCATTTCATATTTTTGATGTTGAGAATGCTACACAGGTAGGTGAATATAAAGGTCAAGTATCAACTAAAGATTTTGGAAATATCCTTACAGCAATTGCTACTGAATATAATAATGCTCTACTTGTAGTAGAAAATGCTAATATAGGATGGAGTACAATTCAAACAATTATTGAAAAATCATACCCTAACCTTTATTATTCTCCTAAATCTGACATAGTTAATGTAGATTCATATTTACAAAATTATGAAAACAATTCTAGTATGACTGCAGGATTTACTATGTCAACTAGAACTCGCCCTATGGTTATTGGTAAATTTCAAGAATATGTAAGTGATAAAGGTGTAACTATTCAATCAAAACGTTTATTAGAAGAAATGAAAACGTTTATTTGGAAATATGGTAGAGCAGAAGCTCAAGGGGGTTATAATGATGATTTAATTATGAGTTTTGGTATCGGCTTATATGTACGAGATACTGCATTAAAATTTAAACAACACGGATTAGATATAACAAAAGCAACATTAGGTTCTTTTCATAGATCTACTGTAGCCCACCAAGGAGCCTATTTCTCTACAGGACAAGATAATCCTTATCATATGGATGATGGAAAAGGAGGGACTGAAGACTTTAGTTGGCTTTTATAATATTTATTCATATATTAATATACTATGGCTGATACAAGCACATTTACAAGATTAAAAAGATTATTTTCTACAGACGTATTAATTCGTAATGTAGGAGGAAGCAAACTAAAAGTATTAGATTTTAGTAAATATCAACAAACAGGGCAAGTTGAAACTAACTCTATGGTTGATAGATACAACCGTTTATATACTACAAACCAAGCCCCTATCTACAACCCAGCCTTAAATTATCAAACTTTAAGGACACAATTATATTCTGATTATGAAGCGATGGATACTGATGCTATTATCGCTTCTTCTTTAGACATATTAGCAGATGAATCCACCCTTAAAAATGCTATGGGTGAAGTTCTCCAAATTAAATCGTCTGATGAAAATTTGCAAAAAATTCTATATAATCTTTTTTATGATGTTTTAAATATAGAATTTAACTTGTGGATGTGGATTCGCCAAATGTGTAAATATGGTGACTTTTTTTTAAAACTTGAAATTGCAGATAAATTTGGTGTTTATAATGTAATCCCCTATACTGCTTATAATATTATAAGAGAAGAAAAAATAAGTGAATCTAACAATAGCCAAGTAGAAGTTAAATTTAAATTTGATCCTGACGGATTAAGTGGTGGAGGTGAATATGGTGGCTACTTTGGTGGACTACAAAGCTCAGGAGGTAATACTAACTCAAAAACAATTTATTTTGATAACTACGAAATTGCCCACTTTAGACTCCTTTCAGATGTGAATTATCTTCCATACGGCAGAAGTTATATAGAACCCGCACGTAAATTATTTAAACAGTATGTGTTGATGGAAGATGCGATGTTGGTACACAGAATTGTTCGTGCACCTGAAAAACGTATTTTTTATATAAATGTGGGTGCTATTCCACCTGCTGAGATAGAAAACTTTATGCAGAAGACTATCTCAAAAATGAAGCGTACTCCTTATGTTGATCAAAATACTGGGGATTATAATCTAAAGTATAATATGCAAAATCTCTTAGAAGATTTTTATATCCCTATGAGAGGTAATGATACTACTACTAAAATTGAAACTACACCTGGTTTGCAATATGATGGTATTACTGATATAGAATATTTAAGAGATAAATTATTTGCTGCCCTTAAAGTACCTAAAGCATTTTTAGGATACGCTGATGATATTGAAGGTAAAGCTACATTAGCTTCTATGGATATTAGATTTGCTCGTACTGTAGAACGCATACAACGAATCATTCTTTCAGAACTATATAAAATTGCTGTTGTTCACCTTTACACTCAAGGGTATGATGGTGATGACTTAGTTAATTTCGAACTTAATTTAACTACTCCTTCAATTATTTACGACCAGGAAAGAATAGTATTAATGAAAGAAAAGATGGATTTAGCAACTCAAATGGTTGATTCTAAATTATTCCCATCTGACTTTATATATGATAATTTATTTCACTTAAGTGAAGATGAGTATGCTGAATTTAGAGATTTAGTTAGAGAAGATTCTAAACGCGGTTTCCGCAACGCTCAAATTGAATCTGAAGGAAACGATCCTGTAGAAACAGGTGAATCATATGGCACACCACATGATTTAGCCTCATTATATGGTAAAGGTAGATACTACGACGAGCCAGATAATGTACCTGCAGGATACGATGAAAAAGAATTAGGTCGCCCTGAAGAAAAGGTTTCTAATATAAATACCCAAGATAATAATTTTGGAAAAGATAGGTTAGGTACAAAACGAATGAAGGATACTGATAAAAATGATTCTGATTCAATAAAGCCTACATATAAAGGAGGTTCCCCATTAGCTTTAGAAGCTAGAACTGCTTATTTACAAAATAAAGACATGCTTAAAACTATTCCGGTTAATCGTAAACAATTAGTATTTGAGCAAGAAGAGTCGTTATTAGATGAAGGTAATTTAAAGGAGTAAAGATCTTTATATATTTATAAAAAAGCCTATCAATGAGAATCAAACATTCTAAGTACAAAAATACAGGCCTTTTATTTGAGCTTTTAGTAAGACAAATAACAGCTGATACCTTGTCTGGTGGTGAGTCTCCTTCACTTAATATTTTAAAAAGTTCATTTGCTAAGACTGAATTAGGAAAAGAATATAAACTTTATGAAACTTTATTTAAAAATAAAAATTTAAGTGAAGGTAAAGCAGATATTACTTTAAACACTATATTAGAAGCAACTCGTAAATTAAATAGAAGTGCTTTAAGAAGAGAAAAATATAATTTAATTAACGAAATCCGTAAACATTATAATTTAGAGGAATTCTTTAGCCACCAAGTTCCCAATTATAAAGGATACGCTGCTTTCTATAAACTAATAGAAATATTCAATTCAGATAAACTATCTGAAACTGATGAAATTATAAACAACAAAATAACTATACTTGAATGCCTTACTGAAAAACCAGTTAGTGAGAAAAAAGTAAAAGAAGACTTAGTTGAAGAATTTTCTAAGTATAATAAGGACTTAAGAATTCTTACTTACAAAGTAATGCTTGAAAAGTTTAATGGTAAATACTCTAATTTAAATAAGGGTCAAAAAGAAATTCTTAAAGAATTTATCAATTCTATTGATAATACCCCTCGTTTAAAAGAAATTTATAACACTAAAATTAACGAGATTAAAAAAGTACTTAAACTTGAAACTAGAAAAGTTAAAGATGGTGCTACTAAGATTAAATTATTAGAAGTAATAAAACTTCTTAAAGAAATAGATAAGGGTTCTAAAATTAATAATAATGATTTAATTAATCTTCTCCAATATTACCAATTGACAGAAGAACTCCACAAATCAATTAAATAATGCCTATTGAACCCTCTGAACTAAACCCAACTTTTCTTAAAAAAATTGAGGATAAGTATGGCTCTACAAGCCCTGATGATTTTTTTGCTGATGATTTAAGTTATTATGCTAAAGCTAATAAACCTGAAGAAAGGGGTGAAGGTGGTGGTATTACTCATGAAATTATTAAACTTCCTAGTTTTGTAGAATTATATAACACTTTAGAAAAGGCTAAAGAAATCGCTAAAGGTTTAACTACTAAAAAAGAATTAAGGGGTGATGCTACTTACAAAGCCCAAGCTCAACAAGTAGCTAAAACATCTAATGACTTTAGAACATTTTTTAGAAATAACTACCCAGAACAATATTCTATGGTAAGAACTAGTATTAAAGAAATAGAAGGGATGGGTTATAATACACCTTATGCATTTGGTAAAGCTAATATCTCTCAATACACTAAAGCAGGTTACAAACCAGTTAATCAAAAATCTCTTAGAAAAAAAACAAAGGGCATTAATTATGTAGATTTGTATAAAGACTAATATTTATTAATATGACAAGCGAAATTATATATAAATTCCAAGAATATTTAACTGAAGCTGTAAAAGCTGAAGAAAAAAAGACTACTAAAGAAGTAGAAGAAAAAGAAACTGCAGGATACGATTACAAAGATAAAAAGAATCTTAATAATCAAATTTTTGATCAATACTTAAATGGTTTAAGAGTTGAATTAGAAAAAAATCCTAAATTAACTATTGAAGAAGCCAAAGAAGTAGTAGCTAAAAATTTAGAAAAAGATCCTATTTACTATACTAAAAATGCTGCATTTAAGGTAGATGGTTTAGGATATGAAGAATTAGAAAACGGTAAAGAATCAACTGGAAAATACAAATCCTCCGGCTACGGAGACTTAAAAGAAAATGATATGAAAAAAGCTGACAAATTAAAAGAATTATTAGAAGAAGCAGTAGCTGGGATACCTTCTATTGGCAACCCATTTGCAAATAGAACAAAAAAAACTTATGAAAATAAGTTTGAAGCTTTTTTATCGGAAGCTGAAGATCAAGAAGAAAAGTATGTAGGTGGTGATGAAAAGTATGAATACGAAAAAGGTAAAAAAGCAGGTGAAAAGGAAGAAAAGAAAAAAATGAAGAAAGAAGGCAGAATGAAAATGTCTGAAGTTCTTAAGGAAGCGAATCGTTTAGGTGAAATCGCTCGAATGAAAGTAGAAGCAAAGGTATATGAGGCTGCGATTGCTGAAAGAAAAAAAGCCTGCTCCATTAACGAAGATGAATCCCTCTCAGAATTTATTAATCAATCTGCAATTCAAGAAGTCGAAAAAGAAATCAAGGAATTAGAAAAAAAGTTGATGGAAGTATCGGCCGATAAAAATACTATGACTGGAGGAAAATGAGTCGACAAACCCTCATAGAAATTCAACTTTTTACGATTTCACCCCAAGCACTTACCGAAGCAGTTAAAACTGAAAGAGGTAATTTGCTTGTTGAGGGTAGATTACAAGCTGCTGAAACTAAAAACGGTAACGGTAGGTACTACCCTAGAAACATTTTAGAAAGAGAAGTTGAAAATTATAAAAAAGGTCCAATAGCGGAAAATAGAGCATTAGGTGAATTAGATCATCCCGATTCTTCTATTATTAACCTTAAAAACGTTTCTCATAACATTAAAGATGTTTGGTGGGATGGAGACGATGTAGTAGGTAAAATAGAAATCCTCCCAACCCCTTCAGGCAACATATTAACAGAGTTATTTAAAAATGGAATTACAGTTGGTGTATCTTCAAGAGGTATGGGTAGTTTAAAACCCAACTCTAAGGGAGTACAAGAAGTACAAGATGATTTTGAATTGTTATGTTGGGATTTTGTATCCACCCCATCTACCCCAGGGGCATATGTCCACCCTATAAAAGAAGGTTTAGAATCTTCTATTAAGGTTACTAATGATTATAATAAAATAAATGAAATTATTACAGAAATTCTTTGTAATAATGGACAATGTCCTATTATATAAATTTTATATAGTAGAATAGGAGGACGAAAGGGTGCAGAAATGCATCCTTTCTTTTTTTCTATATATTTATCACAAGAATATACCGTCAGTCTATACGGTATCTAATATTATTTTTAATAATCACTATTACGCTTCTACAGAATAAGCGTACTTTCCCAAAAAATTTAGGAACAATGGCAAACAGAGATTTGTTAGCAGACGCTATTGCTGATGCAAAAGCAGTCAAAGAAGTCGCTATCGCAAATGCGAAAGCCGCTTTAGAAGAAGCTTTCACACCTCATCTTAAAAACATGCTTGCTCAAAAAATTAACGAAATGGAGGACATGGATGAAGAAATGGACCTCGCTGAAGTTGATAAAGAAAAGCAAGAAGAAGTTAAGATGAAAAAAGAAGGCTATGGTAAAAAGGAAATGGATGAAGCTTATGATGATTCCATGGAAGAAGAACTCAATTTAGATGAAATTCTTGCTGAACTTGAACTTGAAGAAGGTGAAGACATAGAAGAAGCTAAGGACGAAATGGACGAAGCTGAAGATATGGATGAAGCTGAAGAAGAAGTTGAAGTTGAAACAGAAGAAGAAATCAATCTTGAGGACATGAGTGAAGAAGAGTTAAAAGACATGATCGAAGATGTTATCGAAGACATGGTTGCTTCTGGTGAACTCGAAGCTGGTGGAGACCCCGTTGAAATGACTGATGAAGAAGAGGAAGAAGGAGGAGAAGAAATGGAAATGGATGTTGAAGCTGAGGAAGAGATTGAATTAGAAGAAGAAAAAGTTGATGAAGAAAAGGAAAAAATGGAAGAAGAATTAGCGGAAGCTAAGGAAGTAATCAACCAATTACGTTCTGATCTTAATGAAGTTAACTTGTTAAACTCTAAATTACTCTACACTAATAAGATTTTTAGAGGTAAAAACCTCACAGAAAATCAAAAAATTAAGGTTTTAAAGGCTTTTGATAAAGCCGAAACAGTAAAAGGAGCAAAATCTATTTTTGAAACTCTTAATGAAAATTTAGTAGCTAAGTCTACTAAATCTAACATTAGAGAATCATTAGGTATGGCTTCTAAACCTGCGGGTGTTGCTCCAAAACGTCAATTGAATGAAAACGTTATTCAAGAAGATGCTATGGTATCTCGCTTTAAAAAATTAGCAGGTATTAATTAACTTTAACTTTAAAACAAAAACAAAATGTCAAACTTAAATTCTCTTTTAGAGAGTGCTAACCAGTGGAAATCAGTTCAGTCTGATGCCGCTAAGTTAGCCAATAAGTGGTCACGGACAGGATTGTTAGAAGGCCTCTCTTCTGAGATGGACAGAAACAATATGTCTTTGATCCTTGAAAATCAGGCGAAACAACTCGTTGTTGAAACGTCTCAAACAGGTGGTGGACTCGCTTCAGTAGGTAACTTCCAAGCAGGTACCGGTGAACAGTGGGCGGGTATTGCTCTTCCTCTCGTAAGAAAGGTATTTGGTCAAATTGCAGCGAAAGATTTCGTTAGCGTTCAACCAATGAACTTACCTTCTGGCCTTGTGTTCTTCCTTGATTTCCAGTATGGTACTGAAAAATTAGGTGGTAAGTTCAATGCAGGTGGTAATGTATTCGGTACAGGTTCTTTGTACGGTGTTACTGACACTACTGCTACTCCTACAGATGGTTTGTATGGTGCGGGTAGATGGACCTACTCTTCACAGGTAACTCAATCTGGTGTTACTGCAACTGCAACAACAGCTTCTTGGGCTGATACTGGATATGATGCCGCTTTATCATCTTCAATCGTAGCTGGTACTTTGAAGAAACTTGAAATTGCTACTACTTCTTTCGCCAATCCTGATTTAGCAGGTGTTAGAGGCTTTACAGTTTCTGGTTCAACTATCACTTCAAACGTTGCTGCTTACAACAATGTTGTTGGTACTAACGTATTTTTATTTGCTCAAGGTGTTGATGGTACTGATCCTTCAGGATTAGTTGTTACTTACGTACAACAACCAACTGATCAATACAGAGGTGACTTCGAGGACGGTAATACTGCCCTCAACAATGAAAACGAAACAATCGATATCCCAGAAATCAACATCAAGATGAAGTCTGAAGCAATCGTTGCTAAGACTAAAAAGCTCAAAGCTGTATGGACTCCTGAGTTCGCACAAGATTTGAATGCTTACCACAGCTTGGATGCTGAAGCTGAGTTGACTTCTATCATGAGTGAGTACATCGCTCTTGAGATCGATTTGGAACTCCTCGGTATGTTGGTTGAAAATGCCTTAACTACTGAATACTGGTCAGCTAAAAACAACGAACAATTTGATGGTACGGGTGCAGTAGATAACGGTACTTTCTACAATACACAAGGTCAGTGGTTCCAAACTCTTGGTACTAAGTTAAACAAGGTATCTAACAAGATCCACCAGTTAACTTTAAGAGGAGGTGCTAACTTTATGGTATGTTCTCCAACAGTAGGTACTATCTTGGAATCAATCCCAGGATTCGCTGCTGCTGATGGTGCTGATGCTGAAACTATGAACTATGCATTCGGTATCCAGAAAGTTGGTAACTTGAATGCTAAGTATGAAGTTTACAAGAACCCATACATGACTGAAAACACTATTTTGTTAGGCTTCAGAGGTTCACAATTCTTGGAAACAGGTGCTACTTTCGCTCCTTACATTCCATTGATCATGACTCCTCTCGTATACGATCCAACGACCTTCACTCCAAGAAAAGGTCTCTTGACTCGTTACGCTAAGAAGATGTTGAGACCTGAATACTATGCTAAGATCATGGTAGCAGGTTTAAACACTATCTAATATAGAGTTTAGAATATACTAAGAGAAAGCCCCACTTCGGTGGGGCTTTTTTATTCTCTAGTAGGTATACTATATTTATAATAAATCAATAAAAGTATATATTAAATGAAAGAGACACCCTCTCAGTTGCCAATCCCGGCATTTGTTATGAATTTCCCCTTCACATTAGACACAGCAGTTCCAAATAATGTTTGGATGCAAGAGTTGGAGGAAGAAGCGTTAAAAATAAATAAAGGAAACGCTTATAGACAATTTTTAGATTTGTACCAATTTGTAGCAGGTAATGGACTTGTGTGTAATCTTCCTGCCAAAGGAAATTATCAAGATTTAGTTTATGTTGCTAACTTAGGTATTTACCTTCCCCATATTAAAGATTCAAATAATATCATCATGGCTAACTTCACTTCAGAACCTCGCCAAGGTGAAGAAGAAGTAGGAAAACCATTTTTTGAATTAATGAATTATAAAGTCCACATGTGCCCTTTTAAATGGGAAGGAGAAGCAGACTTAAAATATCTTTATGACAATGTTTATGTAGGGGGATATGGAATCCGTTCAGATATCAAAGCTTATGAATGGATGGAAAAAGAATTTGATATGAAAATCATTAAACTTGAAATGGTTGATGAATATTTATATCACCTCGATTGTTCTATTTTCCCGTTAACTATGGATAAAACATTAGTTTGCACGGAACTCTTCAATGAAGATGAATTAGCTGAATTATCACAGTATACTAACATAGTAAACGTAGAAATTGACGATGCTCTTAACGGTTTAACTAATTCTGTACGTTTAGGTAACATGATCTTATGTGCCTCTAACATTTCTGAAATGACTAGAGCAGATGAAAATTATGAAGCTGAAAAACATAAAATTGAAAGCATAGAAAAAATATGCTTTAATGAAGGACTAGAACCAGTATTTTTTAACCTTTCAGAATATATGAAATCGGGTGCTATGTTAAGTTGTATGATAATGCACTTAAATTACGTTGATTATACTAAATCCTTACTTTAATGGCTCAATATTTAGAAGATTGGTTAGACGGAGAAGTAGCTGAGCTTTCGAAGTTAGAAGTAGGAGAATTATCAAACACATTCTTTTTTAGGGACCCCATGCGTCCCAACTATATAGACTACAAACATTTCTACTCCCCAGCAGACGGCACTATTTTATACCAAAAATTTATAGAAAATCCTACTGATTCTATAGTAGAAATTAAAGGTATGAATTACACTTTACAAGACGTACTTGGTGATAAACACTATAATCAACCGTCTCTTGTAATTGGAATATTTATGTCATTTTATGATGTTCATATAAATAGAATACCCTATGCAGGCATACTACAATATAAAGGATTAGATCCCATAGAATCTACTAACAAACCTATGCTTGCTGTAGAAAAGGATATTTTAAATGCTGCGATTAACCCCAACAATTTAGAGTATCTTAAATACAATGAGAGAATGTTAAATAAAATATATTCTCCACAATTAGATTATACTTATTACTTAGTACAAATAGCTGATGAAGATGTTAATGTAATTGCCCCCTTTATTAACGATCAAAATGCGCCTGTGTCGCAAAATGAACGTTTTTCACTTATAAGATGGGGATCACAAGTTGATTTAGTTCTTCCTTTGGATGAAAGATACGATTTTGACCTTGTCTTAAAAGATACAATGCATGTAAATGCAGGATTAGACAAACTTGTTAAAATTAATTTTAGAAATGACCCATTTCAATACCACCCCAAAAGCTGAAGAAATCTTCAGAGAAAAAAAAGTAGTGAAGAACCCAATTAAATTTAAAGTATCACTCAACGACGAACAGAAAGAAGCTAAACAAGTAATATTAGATAATACAATTACCTTATTAGCTGGACAAGCGGGATCGGGTAAAACATTATTAGCTTGCCAAATAGCTTTAGATGGTTTAATTAGGAGAGTATACCAAAAAGTAATAATTACACGCCCTACAGTATCAAAAGAAGATATAGGATTCCTCCCAGGTGATTTAAGAGAAAAAATGGATCCTTGGGTACAACCTATCTATCAAAACTTTTTTACTTTATATGACAAAGCTAAAGTAGAAAAATTTATTAAAGATGGTAAAATAGAAATTGTACCTGTATCATTTATGAGAGGTAGAACATTTTTGGATTCATGTGTTATTGTAGATGAAGCCCAAAACGTAACACACGAACAAATGGAAATGATTGTAACACGTTTGGGTTTACGCTCTAAAATGATGGTATGTGGGGATCAACACCAAACAGACTTAAAGAAAAAATCAGATTCTGGTTTTAAATATCTATACAAAGCATCACGTAAAGTTAAAAATCTAGAAGCAATCACTTTAAAGTCCAATCACAGGAATGAAATAGTTGAAGATTTAAGAGATTATTACATTGACAATCCAATTTACTGACTTTTTTAATATTTATAAATAAATCAATTTCAACAACATGGCAAAAATTACTTGGGATGATAGAGCAAATAACGGTGCTGATAGTGCCGTTAGTGCTTCTATATTTAATGATACTAAAACTTCAGTTAACAGCTTATACGATGTAATAAATGCTCGTTTAGGAACAACATCTTCTGCAGCAGGAGAAACCGTCATATTCGACGGAAGCGTAGACATAAATAACACCCTGTTTATTTCTGGGAATATCCTCCCAGATGTAGGAGGTGGAGAAACAACTTCTTCTTTTAATTTAGGAAGTCCTACCCAAGCATGGAAAGAACTTTATGTTTCTGATGGATCTATAAATTTTGTTGATGGAGCTTCTATATCAAGTTTTACCAAGCAAGAATTAGACGCCCTCCAATTAGGTAAATCGGCTACTACTACTTCAAAAGGAGGAGTTGATGCTTCTAAATGGACAACTACCCAAGCAATTTTTGCAGATGGTGATGATAATACTATTTTCCGATTAGGTACTGATAGATTTTACCATGCTAATTCAAATGGAATTTTAATTGATGTAAATGGTAATAATATTACTTTAGGTAAAAGTGACAATACTACTACTAATACTATATTAGGTAATATAGTTACCTCAGGATCTTTTACTATATACCCACTTAATGAGAATTGTGAAACTATAGTATTTAATCCTTTTGGATTTGTTCAAATAGATTGTTGTGGTGGATTATTAATGGGTCCTTCTCCTGTAGTAGATTTTACAGCTTGTGCTCCTATTGCAATTGGAGATAATTTTACTTCTGCTACTGCAGACTTTGCTTTTGCTCATGGTAGTAATACACAAGCAGTCGCTACCGCTGCTTTTGCTCATGGACAAAATGTATTAGGATCAGGCAGTTTTTCACATGCCGAAGGTAGAGATACTATTACTCTAGCATCCTACTCACATGCTGAAGGTAGAAAAACTCTTACAACCGCAGTTGCAGATTCATCCCATGTTGAAGGTTATTTTACAACTGCTTCTTCTCCTTATAGCCATGCTGAAGGGTTTGGTACTAATACCTTAGGATTATATTCACACGCTGAAGGTGAAAATACTCTAACAACTGCTACATCAACACATGCTGAAGGACGTCTTACTACAGCATCAGGAGATTATAGTCATGCTGAAGGTCAATTGGCTATAGCTTCTGGAGTTGCATCTCATGCTGAAGGATATAAAACCATAGCCTCAGGTCTTAGATCACACGCTGAAGGCTCAGGATCAATATCTTCTGGAGAATATTCACATGCTGAAGGAAATGAATCTACAGCTTCAGGTCGCTCTTCCCATGCTGAAGGTGATAGTACTATAGCCTCAGGAACTAACTCTCACGCAGAAGGTATAAATACCACAGCTGGGGGTTTCAATTCTCATGCTGAAGGTGCAACTACTATTGCGGAGAGTTTCGCCTCACATGCTGAAGGACAGGGTGCTCGAGCTATAGGTTTATACTCACATGCTGAAGGTGCTTATAGTGTTGCTAAAGGAGATGCTTCCCATACTGAAGGCCAAAGCACAATAACAGAAGGGTATTATTCTCACGCTGAAGGTTTAGGCACCATCGCCTCAGGCTCATATCAACACGTTCAGGGTAAATATAATACCCATAATAATGATACTTCATTAATGATCATTGGTAATGGTAGTGATACTAATAACCGAAATGATTTAGCATTATTTAATGTTAATGGAATTGAATTAAAAGCTGATGTAACCGCAAGCGCTAATATAAGCGCAAGTGGTGCTTTATGGGCCGCCATCCCAGAAGATACTAATGGTAGTGGTACTAACGTTGTAGTATTTAACCCAACAACAGGTCAATTTGAATATACTGGATCCTATGGTAGTAGTGAAGGTGGAGAAGATAATGATTGGCACGTAACAGCAAATAATTTATGGGTTACTTCTTCCCGCGGTGTTCTCATTACAGGGAGTGTAGCCCAAGGAAGCGAAAACAATCCTTCAATAGCTTCAGGTGAGTATTCACATGCTGAAGGTAGAAACACAACTGCAGCAGGTGATTACTCACATGCTGAAGGATACTTTTCAGAAGCAAATGGTAACTATTCACATGCTGAAGGTAACAATACAACTTCTAATGGTGTGGGGGCCCATGCTGAGGGACAATCTACAGTCGCTAGTGGTCAATACTCCCATGCCGAAGGACATGGTACAAATGCTTTTGCGCTTTACTCCCACGCTGAAGGTAAAGATACCACCTCAAACATTGGAGCCATAGGAAGTCACGCTGAGGGGTCTAACACTAACACCAATGGAATATATTCCCATGCTGAAGGTGAAAATACTATAACCTATGCATCTTGGTCACATGCCGAAGGACATCTTAATTACACTGCCCTCCCCGCAATAGGTTCTCACGTAGAAGGGGTTTCTAACATAACCTCGGGTTCTTATTCTCATGTTGAAGGAGGTCAAAATGTATCTAAAGGTGATTATTCTCACGCAGAAGGTCGACATAACGTTAGTTATGGTCCCACCTCACATGCTGAAGGTCAATATACAATAGCTAGTGGAAGTACTTCTCATACCGAAGGATGGTATACTTCTACAGGAGAACTTGCAGTTGCATCCCATGCAGAAGGTTTTTATGCAAAAGTTTTAGGAGGATATGCTCACGCTGAAGGTTTTTATACAATTGCTGAAGGAAATTCCTCTCATGCTGAAGGTAATAATACTCTAGCTATAGGAGATCAATCCCATGCTGAAGGTTATTTCACTTCAGCTTCAGGCTTAACATCTCACGCTGAAGGTAAAGAAACAGAAGCATTTGGTGAAGCATCACACGCTGAAGGCCAATACACATTAGCCTCTGGGAGCTTCTCTCATGCTGAAGGTTCAGGATCAATAGCTTCTGGAAGTTGGTCTCATGCTGAAGGTTGGAATACCATATCTATTGGATTATCTTCTCATGCTGAAGGTGAAAATACTGTAGCTTTGGGAGAAAGATCCCACGCTGAAGGTATAAATACATTAGCATTAGGACCTGTATCTCATGCTGAGGGTGATACTACTTTAGCTAGTAACAAAGCAGCACACTCCGAAGGTAGATTTACTACTGCTAGTGGTGCTTCAAGCCATGCTGAAGGACAAAACACTTTAGCATCTGCTTTTGCTGCCCACTCTGAAGGTAGATTCACCACAGCTTCAGGAGTATATTCCCATGCTGAAGGACAATCAACTATAGCTTCTGGACAAGAAGCTCATGCCGAAGGTAACAACACCTTAGCTTCAGGGGATCAATCACATGCTGAAGGTGTTAGTACAATATCCTCAGGCTTATATGCTCACTCTGAAGGTTCAGGTTCATTAGCTTCGGGTCAATCATCTCATGCTGAAGGGCAAGACACACAAGCAACATCACTAAATTCTCATGCTGAAGGTTCAAGTACAGTTGCTTCCGGTAAATCTTCACACGCCGAAGGTTTAGGGACTATTGCTCAAGGTGAAAACCAACATGTTCAAGGTCAATGGAATATTGCTAATTCTGATTCATTAATGATCATTGGTAATGGCATTAATGATCTTAACAGAAGCAATCTAGCATTATTTAATTCTAATGCTATCACATTAAACGCTTCAGTTACTGCAAGTAACGATATAAGTGCAAGTGGTGCTTTATGGGCAGCCATCCCAGAAGATACTAATGGTAGTGGTACTAACGTTGTAGTATTTAACCCAACAACAGGTCAATTTGAATATACAGGTTCATACTCTGTTGTTGATACTGGTTCATTTTATTACTCATCATCTGTTAACCTTAACGAAATTACTTTTTATCAAGGGGATGGTACTACTGAAATTCTTACAATTAACACAGGTTCAGGGGGGGAAGACGACGATTGGCACGTAACAGCAAATAATTTATGGGTTACTTCTTCCCGCGGTGTTCTCATTACGGGAAGTATGGCCCAAGGTGATCCTAATAATGTTGTACAATTTAATTCATTTGCTCATGGGCAGCAAACCTCAGCAACCGGTGAAAATTCCCATGCTGAAGGTTTAAATACTCAAGCTCAACAAAGTTATGATCATGCTGAAGGTAGAAGTACAATAGCATCCGGAGGTAATTCTCATGCTGAAGGTTTCACTACAATAGCTTCTGCTCCATCTTCTCACGCTGAAGGTGAATCAACAACAGCAAGTGGGGATAGTGCTCACGCTGAAGGTCAAAATACCTTAGCAAGTGGAGAAGGATCTCATACTGAAGGGTATTTTACAACCGCTTCAAATAGTTGGGCTCATGCTGAAGGTCAAAGTACGTTATCTAGTGGTAGAGCATCTCATGCTGAAGGTCTTGAAACCACAGCTCAAGGATGGTATTCACACACTGAAGGTAGAGATACTTTAACTGAAGGACAATATACACACGCTGAAGGTAGAATAACCTCAGCATCAGGTGATTATTCACATGCTGAAGGTTGGGATACTAAAGCTTTAGGTAATTACTCACATGCTGAAGGTTATCTTTCAGTTGCTGAGGGGCAATATTCACATGCTGAAGGTAATGCTACCTATGCTGGTGGAATAGCAGCACACGCCGAAGGACAATTAACATCTGCTTCTGGAGTTTATAGCCATGCTGAAGGGTTTAAATCTTTAGCAAGTGGTGACTTTACTCATGTGGGAGGTGCTTTTTCAACAGGTTCCCATGATTACACTCATGTACATGGTCAAGCTCTAAAAGATGGAAGAAATCACCAAACAGTAATAGGCCAGTATAACAATTCGGGTTCAGTTGCTGCAGGTTTATCAAACATTTCAGACGCTTTATTTGTAATAGGTAATGGAGTAAGTGATGCAGGTAGAAAAAATATTTTAGTTGTAAACTATGCTAATGGTATCTACTTAGATGCTGCCTCTCTTCCAACTTCAGAACCAACAGAAACTAATAGAATTTGGAGAGAAGAAGACCCCTCAGACCCAGGTACCTATTTCTTAAAGATAAAATAATATATGGCTTCACGAACACCATTTGAATGGGGGAATGCTAATTTTGCTTGGAACACAAACCCATTTGGAGCAAGACAAAGCACGAACCCATTCACTTGGGACGATTGTGCGTTAGTTAAAGAAGTTGTAAAGGCAGGTAAAGCGTACGGAGACGTCTTTAAAGACGAAAAAAAGAAAAAACGCTTTATAAAACTTATATGTCAAATAGAGGGCGTAGAATACAAAGAAACCAAAGAAGTTAAAAAAAGGCAAATACGTATTACGGACGTAGCATTAGTTGCTAAGGAAGTATTAGGAATTGATATAAAAATAGATGTGTAATGTATAAATTATTTACAGATAAAACTGAACTCTTTGAGTGTAATATAAAATTAGAGGGTGCCTCACTAAAAAATAGTAGAGCACGTCTATTAGTAGAATCTGAGGATTTAAGTCTTATGTTTAATGGAACTATCAGTTCTACAGGCAAATGCCAAATCCCAATAAAAAAGCTTAAAGGATTATTAGATGAAAGTACTGAGGGTAATTTAAAATTAGAAGTAATTGCTGAAGATACTTATTTTACTCCTTGGGAATCTAAATTTACCGTAGACACTTCTAGAAAAGTTACTGTAGAAGTCAAATCTCAACAAGACACTAAAGTATTAACTGAATCTAAACCTGAAGTTTCTGTAAGTAATGTTAAAAATAGCGTGACTCTCCACGAAAGGGAACATATCATTACCCTACTACGATTGTTGATTAAGGAAGATATTAATTTAGAAAATCTTTCAATTAAAAAGGATAAACTCAACAATCTTGTTGGTACTTACTTACAAGAAAATAAAATCACTTCTAACCAAAAGAAAACCATCATTGAAGGAGTATTAACAGGGTTGTCTAAAATAGGTTAAGATGGCACTACCTGATTTAACAGGGCAAAATATAGAAAATACGTACCAAAGGGTTATACAAACCGATGGTACAAATTTTTATGACGGAACAGGTTCTCTAGTTAATTTTGGGGGAGCTGTTTTTCCGTACACGGGCAGTGCTATAATCTCAGGAAGCCTTATAGTAACAGGCTCTACTGAAATACAATACTTAACAGCTTCAGGACTTAATTATCCTGACACAGATGGAACTGAATTTATGGTTCTTAGAACTGATGGGAGTGGGAATCTTTCATTCGATTATTCGGATAGAACAAGTATTGAAGTAAGAACGATTGAAGCTGTAACTAAGGGAGACCCCTTAAGAGTTGTAGGATTTAACAATGGGCAAAATAGAGCTGAAGTTAGAAGAGCAGATGCTCTAAATCCCTCTTTAATGCCTTCATATGGTTTAGCTTATGAAACTGTAGGTGCTAATGTTAATACCCAAATGGTAGCATTAGGAGCTTTAGATAATGTCAATACCCAAATAGCCCCTAATGATTTTCAAGAAGGTGATATACTCTATGTCCAGGTAGGTGGAGGTCTTACAAATGTAAAACCCACAGGAAGTGCCCTAATACAAAACGTTGGTAAAGTTGCAAGAAGACAACAAAACTCGGGAGAAATATTAGTATCAGCTATTGGTAGAAGTAATGATATTCCTAATATCCAACCGGGGTATGCTTGGATTGGTAACGAAAATTGGGTTGCTACTGCCGTTCCTACTTCGTCATTTAACGAAGATCCATTCCCATACACGGGAAGCGCTGCAATTAGTGGAGCATTGGAAGTAACAGGAGATGTTACAATATATGGCACTGCTTCTGTTAATGTATTAGTAACAAATTATGAATCTTCATCAATAATTTATTCATCGGGTTCAACTAAATTTGGTGATAGTTTAGATGATACTCATATATTCACAGGCAGTGTTAGTGTTACTGGTAGTTTAGATGTAATAGGAGATACTAACATTACAGGTTCACTTACTACATCAGGTTCTATTGTAGATTTTTCCTTAGCATCTTCTATTAATCTAGGTTTACAACCCTCATTTAAATCAACAGGATTATTTCTTGTAGATACTACTGTAAATTATAATGTAACAACCGCAATTGCTGTTCAATTTAATCAAATTGAATATAATCAAGGAAATTCTTTAACTCCTGAAACTGGATCTGCTACAAAAATTACTGTTTCTGAAGCTGGGTATTATCAAGTTGATGCTTTAGTAGCATTTAATGTAGGAGGGCAAAGAACAACTCCTGGTATGAATGTATATGTTGATGGAGTTGAAGTAGAAGGTAGAGCCTATGGGTATATAAGAAATGCTAGTGGTGCTGATGAGGCTAGCTGTACTATAAGTAGAGTTATTTATTTACCTAATGGAAATGAACAAGTAGAAATAAGGGTTGCTAATTATGCTACTAGTGCTACTTGTAATGCCCAACAAGGATATTTTCAATTAACTAAAGTAGATAATCCCGCTTTACAAGGTCCTGTTGGACCTGTAGGACCTGCAGGACAAGCTGGTACTTCTTTTTCAGTTTCTTTAGAAAGTACAGGAAGAACACTTGCTTTAAGTGATAATTTAACCTATATAAAATGTTCCCCTTCCTCCCCAGGAGCTACTTACACAGTCCCTCCTCAATCAGATGTTTCATGGCCTGATTCATGTGAAGTAGCTTTTGAACAGGGTAATGCCTTTCCTATTACTATAGCAGCAGGAAGCGGAGTCACAGTAAATTCATCAGCAACTCTTGTAACATCTGGTCAGAACGCTGTTATAGCACTAAAAAGAGTTAATACAGATACATGGACTTTAACAGGTGAACGAGCAACTACTTGATAATGGCTTTTCTTTTTGAATTATCTGCTGCCGCTTATCCAAGAACATCAACAAATGTTTTACCTTTTAATTTTACTATAGATACAAGGAATATTGAAGCAGGAAGTACTGATTTTTTTTCTTATAGGCTTCCCCTTACTTCTAATGGATCTTATAATTTTAAAGTTTCATGGGGGGATGGTACAGAAGATGATATAACTTCTTGGAACCAATCTGAAGTCACCCACACTTATAGCTCAGGAGGGGAATACGATATTGTTATTTCTGAAAATGCCTCTAGTGGTGTAGATCATATTTCATGGGCAACCCAAGATGGATCAACTACAACAGATACTAATGATAGGCTTAAATTAATAAATGTAAAATCTTGGGGTCCTACTATTTTATATGTAACTGATAAAATATTTCATAATTGTGAAAATTGGTATATGACTGCTACGGATGTTCCTGATTTTGGGTCTAGAGATTTTCCAAGAGGTGCAGGATTTGGTCTCTTTGTTAATAATGATAATTTGACTGGTGACTTTTCTAACTGGTCTACATCTGGTAGTCCCTTTACGGGTGACCTTAGAACTATGTTAAATGGCACTAATGCTAACCCCAATTTAAATTGGTATGCTACTCTTACATTGGGTACTACTAGCCCCCCATATGCTTTAGATAACGTATTTGCTAATTCGGCATTTACAGGGTCATTTTCTAATTGGGACACTAGTAATTGTACTAGTATGGGTGGTATGTTTTCGAATACCCCATATAATAATCCTGAAATTATTAACTTAGATATATCATCAGTACTTAATATGACTAGTATGTTTTCGAGTACTACAGCATTTAATCAGGATATATCAAGTTGGGATGTGAGCAATGTTACTGGTTTTAGCAATATGTTTAATAATGCAGATTCCTTTAACCAAGATATTGGGGGATGGAATGTAGGTTCTGCAACAGATATGGGGTATATGTTTGCTAATTCTAATGCTTTTAACCAAGATATTAGTGGGTGGGATGTATCTAATGTAACTTCATTCTATAGAATGTTTGGTGATAATAATTCTTTCAACCAACCTATAGGAAATTGGTCAGCTTCACCAACATCCAATAATGGTTTAGAATTTATGTTTGTTAGAGCGACATCTTTTAACCAACCTTTAAATAATTGGGACACTTCAAATGTTACTAGTTTATATAGAATGTTCTATGGTGCTACAGCATTTAATAATGATATATCTTCTTCTTGGGATGTTTCTAATATAACTAACTTCCGAGAAGTTTTTCTTCAAGCCACTTCTTTTAACCAAGACATTAGTGAATGGAATGTAAGTTCAGGTACTAACTTTTTGGGCATGTTTGAAGGTGCTTCTTCTTTTAACCATCCTCTAGATAGTTGGGATATGAGCTCTTCTAATAATATAACTGAAATGTTCAGCGGAGCATCGTCATTCAACCAACCTTTAAATTCTTGGTCTTCATCAATTTCAAATCATACTTCTTTAAATAGTTTATTTTTTAATGCAACTTCTTTTAATGGTGATATAACAGGGTGGAATACATCTAATATAACTAGTATGGCTTCTACATTTAATAATGCGGATGCCTTTAATCAAGATATCAGCAGTTGGGATGTTAGCAATGTTACTGATTTTAACAATATGTTTTATGAATGCCTTGATTTTGACCAAGATATTAGTGGGTGGAATATAGGATCAGCTACTAATCTTTATCGGATGTTTATGAGAACTGGTAATAGTGTTACGGGTACTGGATTTAATCAAGATATCGGAAATTGGGATATAAGCAATGTAACAAATTGTACTTTAATGTTCCGAAATGCTTGGGGCTTCTCAGATGAGAATTATAGTAATTTACTTATAGGATGGGCTGCTCAAGCTCCTAATATACAATCTAATGTAACTTTTGAAGCTAATCTCCAACAATATTCTGGATCTATAGCGGGTTCAGCTAGAACTTTACTTACAGGAACTTATGGGTGGACTATTATAGATGCCGGAGATAACGGTCAATAATATTTAAATTTAAAAAAATGCAATTAACTACTACTACTTTCCAATGCACAGAAGAAACAGGACCCAAATTTTGGGTTGCATATTCTAATGGAATTGAGCTAACACCCCAACAAATTGGTTATATAGAACCTGAACAAACATTAACCACAGGTCAACAATTTTTAAGTATTTTTAATGATGAACAATCCCTTGCTGATTATATTGAATTGATTAATGGGATTGGTGATTGGTATTGGAGAGATGATGTACGTATTTCTTATCCTCCTAATCCTAATGAATGGTACCCTAATTTAGAAATCTAATTCCCTTTGTAATATTTATATCCAAACCCCAAACTCATGGCTGCTGGAAAATATAATTTTACTATCGAACAAGGTACTACTGTAGATTTTGAAATAGCTTACACAGATTCAAACGGTGACCCTATAGATTTAACAGGATATAACGCAAGGATGCAACTTCGCCCTACTGCTGGATCTGAAACACTATACCTAACTCTCTCTAGCAGTTTAGGCCCTTGTGGTACTGGACTTAATATGAGTGGATCAGGAGGTTTAAACCCACCTACATCAGGTACTATAGGAATTTATATTTCATCAGTAAGCTCTTCCCAATTAGACTTTGCAAGCGCTCAGTACGACCTAGAAATAGCTTCAGGCAGTAATGATTGTGTTGTAGTAACGCGTTTATTAGAGGGTTCTGTAAGATTATCCAAGAATGTAACTTTAGGATCATTCTAATGGCTGTAAATGTTAAAAATACTGAAAATACTAACATTACAGTTTCTACTTCCCAAAATAGTGTTAGTACTGAAAAAAATAATGTTATAACTGTAACATCCACTACAGGTAATAACATATCTGTTACCACTCCTCCCTCTAATACTGCCACTGTATCTTCTACAGTATTTGGGTTACAAGGACCCCAAGGGGAACAAGGTCCTTCAGGCTCACAAGGACCCCAAGGTGAACAAGGTCCTTCTGGCCCCCAAGGTCCTTCCGGTTCACAAGGACCCCAAGGTGAACAAGGTCCTTCTGGCTCTCAAGGTCCTTCTGGTTCACAAGGTCCTCAAGGTCCTTTAGGGACCTTACAAGAAGTAACCGAACAAGGTGCTTTTACTACTATACCCATTACAGGTTCTATAATAAGCGCTTCTAGTTTTACTGGTTCTTTATATGGTACTGCAAGTTGGGCTGAAAATGCTGATAATGCAATTTCAGCCTCATATGCTTCATTTGCTGCTACTTCATTAGATGGTTCCCAATCCCTTGCTATACTATCAGGGATGCCCAAACAACTCTATTTTAATGAAGTAAATTTTTCATCAGTTAAAACTGATTTTAATAATGATTGGTATGCTAATAGCTCTTCACTAGTCTGGAATTTTACAGCACCCGAAAGTGGTAATGTTATAGTTGATATAGGTTTTATGTTAAAAAGTGCAACTTCCCCTACTTTTACTAAATTATATGCCACTAATAGACCCCCATCAACAAGTTCACAATGGTATGATCTAAATGGAGAAACTTGGAATGCTTACATGCAAGGAACAGGTTCTGCTATTGATCCTCAGTGGACTGAGTACATTAATGTTTTATTATTCCCAACCCATTTTGATGTTACTATTTCATCAACAGGGTATTCTCAAGCTATAACAGGACTCACATCAGGAAATGAATATACAATTTATGCTTATCTTAATGCTTCAAGCCCTGTAACTTGGAATTTTACTAATACCTATTTTAGGGTAATAGAAATATTATGAACAATAATGTTTCTGAAAATAATAATATTGTTAATGTAAGCCTTCCTACTTCACGATATGGGAAACCAGGCCTAACAGGTTTTCCAGGTCCCTCAGGTTCCCAAGGTATTCCTGGATTAACAGGTTCTATAGGACCCATAGGCCCTTCAGGCTCACAGGGGCTTCAAGGAGAACAAGGCCCCTTAGGTCCCATAGGTCCTTCAGGATCTCAAGGTCCTCCTCATAATTTACAAGAAAATACTGAAACAGGAGCTTCTACTACTATATCAATTACAGGCTCTATAATAAGTGCTTCTAGTCTTACAGGCTCATTATATGGCACTGCAAGTTATGTACCTACCTCATTTTTTGTTACTAGTGCCTCTTATGCTCCTTTTACATCCCAATCTTTAGAAGGCGAACAAGCTATTGAACTTTTGGATGCTGCTCCTAAACAGTTAGACTTTAGATTAGTAAATAAATCTACGGGAAGTATGTTAAAAAATGAATGGTTTGCTTCATCTGATTTAAAATGGGAATTTGTAGCACCTGTAAGTGGAAAAGTTATTTTAACTATAGGACATCTTCAATCAACCCAAGACTCGGGAAATTTTGGCCCCCAATACACAGGAGGACCTAGAATTACGTTTTCTCCTACTTCTCCTGTTTCATCTTCTATTATTATAGATGATGATGATATTGATCTTTATGGTCCTTTTTCTAATACTACCCAATTATGGAATTGGGATAACACTACTGACAATTTAGTTACTATTTCTCCAATTAATATTTTAAAAACTGGACTTACCCCTGGTCAAAGTTATACTTATTATTTATATACGCAAGCTTATTTGATAAAACCTCTAACAGATTTTACTATGCAGTTAGAAATAAGCAATTATCTCCAAGCAACTTCAGTTGTTACAACAACTTAATTGATTTTTACAATATTTATAACAAAACAACATGGCAAACACCCCAATTTGGCCCGGATCTAGCTCATTTTTCCCAGGGAATACCCCTTTTGGGTTTTATGATAATGACGCTGAATTTCAAATTGATGCAGATAAAGTAGCAATATTCTGTGCTCGCAGATTAGGATACCCTTTAACTGATGTAGAATTACAAGATATTAGCTTTTATGCAGCATTTGAAGAAGCTATAACCACGTATGGTAATGAAGTATATGCTTTTAAAGCGAGTGAAAATTATCTTTCACTAGAGGGGTCGCCTACTGGATCGGATTTAAATTACAAACTTCAAAAACCTAATTTAGGAGCAATTATCCGCCTTGCAGAACAATATGGGGAAGAAGCAGGTGTAGGTGGTACTGTTACTTGGAGAACGGGTAGTATAGCTCTCACCTCAGGAACACAAACCTATGATTTAAGAGCATGGGCTTCTTCCTCAGGAATTTCTTCAGGTGAATTAGAAGTTAAAGAAGTATTTTATCAAGGTGACCCCGCAATTGTAAGATATTTTGATCCATATGCTGGTACAGGAACAAGTACTCAAGGATTAATGGATTCTTTTGGATTTGGAAATTATTCTCCTGGTATTAATTTTTTAATGATGCCTATAAATTATGATTTATCTAAAATTCAAGCAATTGATTTTAATGATACTATACGAAAATCTAATTATAGTTTTGAATTAATTAATAACCAATTAAGAATATTCCCCATTCCAAATCGAAATGGTGGGAAATTATATTTTAAATACATCCTTAAATCAGACAGAAATTCTGTGTTGGTTTCTGGAAGCTTAGGAACTGGAGTGGTAACAGATATATCAACGGTGCCTTATGCTAATCCTACTTATGCTTATATTAATTCAATTGGCAGACAATGGGTATTTGAATACACATTAGCATTATGTAAAGAAATGTTAGGTTACATTAGAGGCAAATACACTACAGTACCTATTCCTGGAAGTGAAGTAACATTAAACCAATCTGACTTAATTTCAGCCGCTACCTCTGAAAAAACAGCATTAATTGAAAGGTTAAGATCGTATCTTGATGAAACATCTCGTAATAAGTTATTAGAAAAGAAAGCAGCAAATTCTGAGTTTATACAAAAAGATTTAAGTGCAGTACCATATACTATCTTTATTGGCTAATGGCATTATTTGGACGACAAAGAGACATTAACTTATTTACAACAATTAATAGAGAATTGTTGGGGGATGTTATTACCCAAGAATGTGCCTTCTACAAATATGTTTTAGAAAAAACAACAATAAACATTTACGGTGAGGCAGCTGATGGAGCTTATTATGATGGTCCTACACTATTCAATTGTTTAGTTGAAAGGCAAGACCAAGAATATCCTGAAAGCGATATGGGTGTTGACTTTAAGTGGGGTATTGATTTTAAATTCTTAAGGGAAGATCTAATTGACGCTAATGTAGTACCTGAAGTAGGTGATATAATTTTATATTATGGGGGGTACTACGAAGTAAATACTACTAATGCTAATCAATATATTTTAGGCAAAAACCCAGACTATCCTTATGAATCAAACCCACTCAACCCAGGATTAAACCAATTTGGTTCAAATTACTCTATTATTTGTAAAACTAATTATATTCCTGGTGATAAACCTGGCATAACTAAAGAAAGATTATAATGGCGACACAAGGAAGGATCCCAATACCAAAATCACAAGCTGAGATAGCAAATGGATTTATTGAACCATTTGATACTCAAAGGGGAAATCCTAACCAAAGTCGTGATTTAAATAGAGGTAATAAAACTTCATTTAGAGACGATACTACTAAACCATTCTCCATAGGAATTAAGGATATAGACGAATCTATTGTTTATTATTTTAAAAATGTAATTAAACCTTTTGTAATTCAAAACGGACAACGTATTGAAGTACCTGTAATGTATGGCGCCCCTGAAAGATGGAAATCAGTACAACGTGATGGTTTTATGCGTGATCAAAAGGGTGCTATAATGGCTCCTATGATTATGTTTAAGCGTAACACTATTGCCCCTATAAAAGGTCAATACAACAAATTAGATGCTAATCGTCCTGCAAATGTTGCTTACACACAAACCTCATATAATAAGCAAAACGCATACGATAAATTTAATATTCTAAATAATAGAAAACCTATTAAAGAATACCATACTGTAGTAGTACCCGATTATGTTACTATGACTTATAGTTGTGTAATTTACACTTATTATGTAGAACAACTTAATAAAATAGTAGAAGCTATTAACTATGCTGCTAATTCATACTGGGGTAATCCTGAACGATTTAAATTTAAGGCAGATATTGATTCTTTTACTACTGTTACTGAACTTAACCAGGGAAGTGAAAGAACTGTTAGAGCAAACTTTGATTTAAACTTAAAGGGTTATATCATACCCGACATTCCACAAAAAGACCTTACAGTAGATAAAAAACGCTTCAGTAAAGGTCAAGTTATTATACAACAAGAAACAGTTTCTAATTTTGATCAATTAAACCAAACTCAAGTTGACACAAGAAATCCCCAAAATACAGATACTAACATTTTTTGAGAAAAAAATTAATATTTATAGCAAACACGTTTTAATTAAAAATTAAATATTTATAAAAAATGAGTGAACAAATTAAGTTATCCCAAGAAGAATTAGATTTTGTTAAGCAATTACAAACAGACCAACAAAATTTAATTACACAGTTTGGCTCAATTGAGTACCAAATGCAGTTATTAGAGTTGCAAAAAGATCAATTAATTGAATCTTTAAATAAGTTGCGTGAACAAGAACTAACCACAGGAAACGAATTAACACAAAAATACGGAAACGGAACAATCGATTTAGAATCAGGTACGTTTACAAAAACGGAATAAAATTAATAACAAAATAAAATGGCAGAACAAATAGTATCACCTGGAGTATTTACAAGAGAAAACGACCAGTCATTTATTACCCAACAGCCCGTAGAATTAGGGGCTGCAATCGTTGGCCCTACAGTAAAGGGTCCTGTAGAAATACCAACTATAGTAACTTCTTACAGTCAGTACGAAAATATTTTTGGTACTACATTTGTAAGTGCTAGCCAAACCTACTCTTTCCTTACTTCAATTTCAGCATTTAATTACTTCCAAAATGGAGGTATTTCATTATTAGTAACTAGAGTAGTAACTGGTTCATTTAGTTCTGCTACTAGTAGAACTATTAGTGACATTGAAGGCAATGAAACATTAATTCTTAAAACTATCTCAGAAGGTGCTATTATGAATACCGGCAATCTTGTTGACGCTGGAGGTGCCCTTGAAACCGGTACTAGAGATAATGTAAGATGGGAAGTCACTAATTCTAATACAGGATCTGGTACATTTACTCTTAATATTAGAAGAGGTGATGATATCAAGAACGAAAAAGTTATTTTAGAAACATTTGCTAATGTATCCTTAGACCCTGAACAGGATAATTATGTAGCTAAAGCAATAGGTGATACCTACCATCAAGTACAAACCGATAGTGATGGAAATAACTACGTTCAAGCTATTGGTGAGTACCCTAATGTAAGTAGATATGTTTATGTGTCTTCTGTAGTATCTCCTACTCCAAATTATTTTGATAATGAAGGGAATGCTAAAATCGATTACACTGGGTCTATCCCTCAAGTTAATAGTGGTTCATTTGGGTTGGCTACTGGTGAAGTTACTGGAAGTGCTCCTGCGTTATTTTTTGATGAAATAGGAGTAGGTGTAGGTGATAATACTCAAGGTTTAACTGCGGGTTGCTATGACATTGCTTTTGATTTGTTAAAAAATAAAGACGAATACCAATACAATGTAATTACTGCTCCTGGTTTATTGCATGATGAGCACTCTAATCAAGTAAATACATTAATCCAAAATACCCAAGATAGAGGAGATGCAATTGCTGTTGTAGATCTTATAAAATATGGATCTTTAATCTCAGCTACAACTACTCAAGCAAGTGGTATTAATTCAAGCTATGCTGCTTCTTACTGGCCTTGGTGTCAAATTGTAAACCCAAACACGGGTAAAATGAATTGGGTTCCTGCTTCAACTTTAATCCCTGGTGTTTATGCCTTTAATGATAATGCTTCTGAGCCATGGTTTGCTCCTGCAGGTATCAACAGAGGTGGTTTAACACAAGTAATTAGACCTGAAAGAAAATTACAAAGAGCTGATAGAGATACTTTGTATGAAGCTAATGTAAACCCAATTGCTAACTTCCCTGCAAACGGAACTGTAGTATTTGGTCAAAAGACATTACAAAAGAAAGCATCTTCACTTGATCGTGTAAATGTTAGAAGATTATTAATCGCTCTTAAAGGTTACATTGGTCAAGTTGCTAATAACTTAGTATTTGAACAAAATACAGCAGCTACAAGAAACAGCTTCTTAGCTCAAGTAAATCCATACATGGAAAGCGTACAACAAAGACAAGGTGTTTACGCATTTAAGGTAGTAATGGATGATTCAAACAACACACCAGATGTGATAGACAGAAATCAGTTAGTAGGTCAAATCTTTATTCAACCAACAAGAACAGCTGAATTTATAATCTTAGATTTCAACGTATTACCAACTGGAGCTGAATTCCCAGCATAATAAAAATTAGAGATAGTAATATTTATTAATAAACATAACAATGGCAGTATTAGATCCAAACGAAATATTTTTCACCCCATTTGAACCAAAACAACAAAATAGATTTGTTTTGTATGTAGATGGATTTCCCGCTTACCTTATCAAGGCAATGGGTGCAGTAACAGTATCACAAGGGACTGTAAACTTAAACCACATTAATATTCAAAGAAATATTAAAGGTAAAACTACTTGGGGTACAATAGCATTAACCTTATTTGATGCTATTACTCCTTCTGGAGCCCAATCAGTAATGGAATGGGTGAGATTACATCACGAATCAGTAACTGGTAGAGATGGCTACTCAGATTTCTACAAGAAAGATTTAACAGTAAATGTTTTAGGGCCTGTAGGTGATGTAGTTTCTGAGTGGGTTATTAAAGGTGCATTTATTACTGAAGCATCATTTGGTGATTACAATTACGATAATGAGGGTGCTGTTGAAATCTCAATGACAGTACAGCCTGATTATTGTGTGTTGAATTTCTAATACAAGCTAAATATTATAAAAGAAAGGCGTACTTCGGTACGCCTTCCTTATTTTCTATATATTTATATTAAACAAATAAAGTTATTTTTAAATGAGTGAATTTACATTACCTACCGAAATGGTAGAATTACCTTCAAAAGGTTTAGTTTACCCTGAAGGTCATCCTTTAAGAGAAGGAAAAGTTGAAATTAAGTATATGACCGCTAAAGAGGAAGATATACTTACAAACCAATCTTACATAGAACGAGGTACAGTATTAGATGAATTACTTAAATCTGTAGTAGTTAGTAAAATTAACATTAAGGATTTAATTATAGGAGACAAAAATGCTGTATTGATTGCTACTCGTATTTTGGGATATGGTAAAGATTACTCATTCTCATACATGGGGGAATCCCATGACGTAGATTTATCTACTTTAGAAAACAAAGAAATAGATGAATCTACCCTTTCAGAAGGTAATAGTTTTTCTTATACTTTACCTCATAGTGGTATAGACATTACTTTTAAGATTTTAAATGGACACGACGAAACCAAAATCGAAAAAGAAATACAAGGCTTAAAAAAGATAAACAAATTAGCTTCCCCAGAACTATCAACAAGGTTGAAATATGTTATTACTTCTGTAAATGGAGATGCAGAAACCAAAACAATTCGTAATTTTGTAGATAATGGTTTATTAGCTAGGGATTCTCGTGCTTTAAGAACCCATATTAAAGAAGTTCAACCTGATGTAGACTTAACCTATATCACAACTGGTAATGAGGAGATTACCATCCCTATGGGGATTAGCTTTTTTTGGCCTGACTTCTGATATAGCCCCCCGAGCAAGACGTAGTGTATTTAAACAGATCCATGAAATAGTATTTCATGGTAAAGGGGGATATTCTTGGAATGATGTATATAATATGCCTATTTGGTTAAGGCGATTTACTTTTAAAGAAATTCAAGAATTTTATGAAGAAGAAAAAGCAGCTTATGATAAAGTTAACAAAAAAGGAACCAGTACACTAATAGATCCATCAGGAAAAGTAAATAAACCTCAATTTGCTGATGCTTCTCCAAAAAGATCTTCATTTAAGACTAGGCCCTAATAAAAATTTACTCTTTGAATATTTATTAGCATGGCTACCCCCCAAGAAATTCAACAAATATTAGCTGAAATCCAACGACAATATGATCGTTTAGGCCAAACAAATCCATTTAAAGACTTTAATACTAACAATATTACGGATGCTACTACTGCTATACAGCAATTAGAGGCAGGTCTTAGGGATGTTAAAAACAGGGTAAGGGAAGTAAACTCTGACATGAATGGGGTTGTATCTGCCTTTAGAGCAACTATAGATGAAATAAAAAACCAAAACTCAGCATTAACAACTTCTACTAAAACCCTAAGTGGGCTTCAAAGTATTGCTCAAAAATTAGCATACGATCAACAGGGTATATCTAAGTTAAATGAAAAACAACTTAAAAGTCTCCAAGAACAAGCAAAACAAAGATATGCTGATTTAAAAGCTAATAAAGAAGCTTTAAGGCTTGAAATTCAAAAGCTTCAAATGGAAGAAGCAGACCAAGATCTAATTGATAAAAGGGTTATGGCTTTGGCTGCTATAAATGGTGAATTAGAAGATGAAGCAAGTAATTTAGGTGTTATAAATGATAGGGTTGCTTTTAGACTAGAACAAGAAGGAAAAATTAATGAATCTTTAGGATTAGGAGGAGCTATATTAGGTTCTATGGAAGGAGCCTTAAATAAGTTAGGAATGGGAGGGCTTGCCCAAAAACTTGGTTTTAGCGAAGCTCAAGAAGAAATGAGAGCCCTTGCTGAACGTATGGAAGAGGGGGGTGAGTTAACAGGAGGTTTTGCAGATAAAACTAAAATATTAAAAGCAGGTTTTAAAAATATGGGAGCTAATTTATTAAAGAATCTTAAAGATCCTTTATCAATTGGTTTAATGATTGTAACTCAACTAGTAGATGCTTTAGGTAAAGTTGATAAATTAACAGGAGAAACTGCTAAAAACCTAGGTATGAGTTATAAAGAAGCCAATGCAATGGTTTCTGATATGAATGATATAGCTAACTCATCATTTGATACCCATGTCAATACTGAAAATTTAGTAAAGGCCCAACTAGAATTAAGTAAAGCATTAGGAACTAATGTTATGCTTAATAAGGAATTATTAGTTGATTTCGCTAAACTTACAGAACAAGCAGGCTACTCAGTTGAAACTATGACTGCATTAGGTAAAATCACTCAATCTACAGGAGGTGATTTATCTGATAATACTGCTGAAATATTAGGCACTGCAAAAGCATTTAACGCGGTTAATAAACTAGCATTAAATGAAAAAGATATTGTAGCAGAAGTAGCTAAAACCGGAGCTGCTACTGTATTAACATTTGGAAGAAGTGCAGATGCACTAGCTAAAAATGTTATGCAAGCTAAGAAATTTGGTTTAAATCTTCAACAAGCTGAATCTATTTCCTCTAGCTTACTTAACTTTCAGTCTTCTATTGAATCTGAACTAGAAGCGGAATTGTTAACTGGTAAGAATTTAAACCTTGAACAAGCTAGGTTTTTAGCTTTACAAGGTAAAACTGGTGAAGCAGCAGCTGAAGTAGCTAAACAATTGGGAACTGCTGAAGAATTTGGAGAGATGGGTGTTATACAACAGGAAGCATTAGCTAAAGCTGTTGGAATGTCACGTGATGACTTAGCTCAATCTTTAATTGAAAGGGAAGCTTTAGCTAAGGTTGGAATGCAAGATTTAAGTACCCAAGAAGCTTATAACAAATTAAAAAAACAAGGCCTTTCAGACGATCAAATTGCCAAAAAATTAGGTAATGAACAATTAGCAAACCAAATGAAATCAGAATCTGTTCAAGATAGATTTGCTGCTGCTACCGAAAAATTACAAGAAATATTTGTTAGTATTGCTGAACCTATATTATCAATTGTTTCCCCCTTAATGGATTTAGTTACAACTGTACTTCCTGCTATAAACTTTTTATTACAACCTATTAAAACTACATTTGAGGGAGTTAGCAAAATTTTAAGTGGTGATATTGAGTCTCTTTCAATGTGGGAAACTATATTAGGGAGTATTGGCACTATTTGGTTAGCTATAAAGGGATATGCTGCCTTCACTGCTCTCCAAACAAAACTTCAAGCTTTATTAGAAGCAAAAGTAGCTCTCCAAAAACGAGCCCAAAGTTTATTAGATTTAAGAGGTTTAGCACTTGGTAAAAGTAAATTAGTTCAATTAGCAGCTCAAGCAGCTCTTTGGGCTCTTGCAAATCCTTTTAAAGCTCTTTTAGGAGCAGCAGCAGCTGCAGGTGCTTTTGCTTTAGGTAAACAATATTTATCTAAAGGAGATGACGTAATGTCCCCAGGATATGGAAAACGTATTCTATCAGCACCCGAAGGCACATTTGCCCTAAATGATAAAGATACGGTTGTAGCAGGAACAGATTTAGATCAAGGATCTAATCCATCTACATCTTCCCCTTCAATTAACTTAGGTCCTTTAGTAGAACAAATGAATAAAATGAATGCTACTTTAAATGCTATCTTAAGTAAAGAAGGTACGGTTATGTTAGATAGTACAAAAGTAGGTACTGCCCTAACAGTAGGTTCATATAAATTACAATAATTTCTAATATTTATAAATAAAAACCATGGCATTATTAGACAAATACAACCAAAATACTTCTACATTATCGGGTCCTCAGCCAACTGTTCCTGTAGGAGCAACATCACAATCTAAATTACATAATGAATATTCTTTAAATGGAAATCCTAAATTAAGGAATAAACCATCCCCTTCTAAGTTAGATTTAAACGGAGCAACTCCTAAAAACAACTATAGAAATACTGTACCTGAAGGTAGATCATTTTAATAAATGCCTTTAATTGATCTTAAAACAGACCTTAAGTCCTTAAAATATGGACTTGACAGGCGTGGTATGGGAAGTAGTAAAGAACCCTTTATTACTAAAGCTATACCCGAAGGGGAAACTCCTGGAGCTACAAGGGATGTTTTATTAAGACAAGGATCAATTGTATCTAGTGTAAACGATGTTTCTAGATTAACCCAATTATTTACTACTACTAGAGGTTTAACTTTTATAGCTAACCAAAATCTCCTTTCAAGGGGATCAGTTAAAACAGAAGCTACTTTAGGTCCTGCTTATGGTGGGGGTAATGTAAACCAAGGTATTTATTCACCTACTTCTACATTAGCACAAGCTGGAGTAGGATTTACAGGCACTCACCTAAATTTATTAGGTTTAGACCCATCGTCACCTGTAGCAGGTGTTGTAGAAGGAGGATTATTTCCTGGAGGAGGTTTAATTAGATATGAACAAGCAGTTTTTGATTTTAATAAAAATGGGTTAAATAGATTAGTTAAACTTAAAGAAGATAAAATAGATTTAGACCCTAACTCTACAGAATTATTATCTTATGGAGGAGGCCCTAACTCAGTATTAGGAATAGGAAAAACTAGAATTAAACGTACTTCTAATACTACAGGAATTAATCCTTATGGTAACCCTGATGGAGGATATGTTTCATTTTCTAAAAATAAGGTTGCTAATTCTATAACCTACTTTAACGATAATTTTTCTTCAGGCTCTGTTTCTGAAATAACTTATGGTGCAGGAAGTCCTAATATTTTAGTATTATCTTCATCTATACAATCTGCTGAAGAAAGATCTAAAGTTAAAGTAGCTGAAGCTAAAACCTATTTTAATAATAATTATTCTTCTCCTCTTAAAATAACAGATTCACTTGTTGATCTAACTGGGGTAAATATTTTACCTAGAATAACCCCAGGCTCATACAATTCTGAAGAAAATTTTCCTCGAGGTGTAGCTAACAATAATGAAATTATAACACTTAAAACTGCTTATCAAAAACCTAATGGTAGTGATTTGATGTATACTACTAGAAATAAAAATGGTCAACCTGGTAAAGAATATAAGGCTAATCCTAATTTTAAAAGATATAATTATGGTAACCTAACTAAGGAAGGGGATTATGATTATACTAAAGATAAATTTGGTAAAGAAAATACTAAATTATTAAACACTTCTAAAATAGAAAAAACCCCCCCTGACTCTCAGTTATTTAAATTCTATATAAACCTTATTAATGCTAATGGTCCTGAAAAAAATCAATATCTTTATTGGCAAGCATATTTAGATAATTTTAATGATCAAATAGGAGCAGATTATGAGTCATACAATTATGTAGGAAGAGGTTATCCCCTTTACAAATACAAGGGTTTTACAAGAAGTATAGGATTAGATTTTACTATAGTAGCTTCAACCCCAACTCAAATACTCCCTATTTACCAAAAATTAAACTCTCTTATTCAAAATATGGCACCTAACTATAGCGATGCTGGTTATTTACGTGGGAATTTTGTTAAATTAACAGTTGGAGATTACCTTAATAATGTTCCGGGAATCATAACACGTTTTTCATTATCCCCAATATTTGAAGCAGGCTTTGATATTGGAGGAGAAGGGGAAAACACCTCAGGTAAACAATTACCTAAAGCTATTAAAGTAAGTGGGTTTAACTTTACTCCAATTACTAGTAATAATAATAAATTAGTAAGTAGTGATAGTCAATTTTTTGGAGGAAAGGATAACCTTTTAAGTTAAGGTAATGAATAGATATAACAACATACCAATATTTAAAACTTCTAGGGGCAGAAGATACTATGCTAACGTAAAGTATCCTGAAATTCCTTATAGTGATAATGACATTTACGTAGTAGCCCAAGAAGGAGATAGATTTGACTTATTAGCTTATACCTACTACAACGATGCTACTTTATGGTGGATAATCCCTTCAGCAAATCCTAGATTCAAACCAAATAGCCTATACCCCACTTTAGGACACCAAATCAGAATTCCTGCTAATGTATCAGATGTAATATCAAATTTTGAATCTTTAAATCAATAAGTTATGGGAAAAAATATAGGAGAAAGTTTTAATCCATATGTAGCTGAACAAATAAAAGTAAGACAAAAAAAATTAGGAGCTGAAAATCGTGATCCTGATGTTCTTGCTTATACTACAAGTAAAACAAGTTGGCTCCGTCTTACGTCTGGTGTTGATATAGATGAATCCAAATTAAAAGAATTAGGTAGACCCAATCAGAGTTTAAAAAAAAATAAACTAGCTGAAAGCTATGTTTTATTTGGGGGAGCTAACAATGTTAGTGGAAGTTCTATACCTAAAGGAGGACTCTCTAATTCTTATCCCAATACACTATCCCAAAATGCTTCATATGGGTTTAATTCTATTAAAGACTATGGCCTTACCCCTCTCCCAGGTATAGAATCAGCTGAAATTGTTCCTAAAAATAGAGGTTCATTAAGAGAAGCAAATATTGTAATTAAAGCTTTTAATAGGGAACAGTTTAATATTATTGAAACCTTATACCTGAGGTTAAAATATTCAATATTATTAGAATGGGGTCATACAATGTATTTTGATAATAAAGAATCTTTAAAAACTATCCTTACAGATAGTGTTTATAAAGAATTTTTAAAAACTACTCCTATTGTAACTGGAGTTGTTTCTGACATAGGTTTTGGTGGGGTGGTACCTGAAACTGATCCTAAAGATATTGGGATAGATGTAAATTCTAATCAAAATAAAATTTTAGATTTAATAAAAAATCAAAGAAAAAAAAGTGATGGAAATTATGATGGTTTTTTGGGGTGGGTTACAAATTTTTCTTGGGATTTATCTCCTGAAGGAGTATACACTATAAATTTAAAGGCTATAAGTTATGGAGATATAATTGAGTCTTTATCTATAACTAAACCTTCACCAATTTCTAATAAATCACCTGATGAAAGTGGAGGTTCCCCTTTAGAAATACTTTTAAATACTTTTAAAAATCTTTTAAATAATAGTTATTCACCTAAAGTTAAAAAACTTAAAGAAGTGTGGAGTTGGTGGCAAAACCCCGGAACATATATTGATGGGAAAGATTTAGACGAAGATTTTATTAAAACTTTACTTAACACAAGTAACAATCCTTTCTATCCTTCAAAGAATTTTTTTACTAATAAAGAATTACTCTACTTTGATTCTAGATGGATAACCATGTCCCCAGACCAATATTATATAAAGTTAGGATCTTTATTAAGAATAATTAATAATTTTTTTACTGTATATGATTATTCTAAACCTAACAACCCCCCTTTAGTTTCTATAGACTATAATTATGAAGATACTTTTTGTAGTATCCCTAAAAATCTTGTACCTGTAGATCCTAAAGTGTGTCTTATACCTTCAAATATTGAATATAATAATGTTTCTTCTCTTCTTACAGACCCCGAACTTCAATATATAAATATAAGTACAGGTGGAAATGCTCGAGATGCTTTAAATACAGGTAAAATAAATCTTGAAGAATTTAATGGATTTGTAGGAACAGATTTCCTAACATCAGATTCAGATCCTTATAAAGCAAAACCCCTTCACATTCATGTAAATATAGATTTTATTATTACCCAACTAAACAGTAATTTAGATAAAAATGGAGATTTATCTTTATATGACTTTTTAACGGCTATCTTAAATGGTATTAATTCTGCTTTAGGAGGAACTATTGATTTAGGAATTAATTATGATGAAGAGATTAATACTTATTTCATTATAGATAATAATCCCCCTATAAAACCCTTTACTGAATCAAACCCCCCTGATCCTACAAAAATTAATATAAAAAGTTTTCAAGGCAATTTTGGAAGCTTTGTTAAATCCTTCTCAATCAAATCTGAGATTTCCAATAAACTTAGTACCCAAATAGCCATTGGAGCCCAGGCAAATAATAAAAGTTTGGGTTCAGATTCAGTAGGTTTTAGTAGGTGGAATTTAGGATTAACTGATAGAATAATAGCTACTAAATCTTTTTCATCTAATACTACAACCAATAATTATGAAGAATCTTCTAGTAGAAAAGATTTAGTTGAAACTCTAGTTTATTTATTAACTTTAAATAGAGGAACAAAAATAGGAAGTTTAGAAAAATATAAGCAAAATATAGTTAACTACCTTAAAATTGAAAGGGATATAGAAGTACTAGAGGGCAATTTATTACCAAAATCATTTATACCTATTTCCCTCAACTTAAAACTAGACGGAATCTCAGGAATAAAATTATTCCAAAAATATACTATTAATGATGAAATTCTCCCTCAAAATTATAGAGATAATATAGAATTCCTTACTAAAGGACTCCGTCATTCTATAGACCAATCAGGTTGGACTACTTCAATCGAAGGTTTATCAATACCTAAACAAAAGTAATATTTATTAATATGCCCTATGTTCCTAAGAGTAGAATACAACCCAATTTATATACTGCTGGAAAGGAGTATGTAATAGAGTCAACTCTAGAGCCTTATGTAGGATATTATTACAAAACTTATATAGGACAATTATTTACGGGTAAAAATCCTGATAATAAACCTAATAGAATCTTAATTCCACTCCCCAAAAAAACTCAAGCTAACCAAGTTCAAATTTACATTAAAGATGGGGCTGAAAATGAGGTTTATAAACAAATAAAAGGGATTCAAGGAAATAAGTTAAGAAATTCCCCCCAATTATTTTATACCCAACCTACGGAAGATAATTATAATTTAGGTGAATTCCAAAGATTTTTCTGTAAAAAAAGAAGTGAATTTATTTATTTAGAAATTTCCCAAACTGATTATAATAATTTAGTTCAAAATTCTTCTGTTATAGATTATCAAAACTGGACTTCTTTTAACATACCATGGACTTTAACAGGTAATAAAAATAAGGTGTATAATACAAATCGTAATATAGTATTATTAAAAGAAAAAAATGAAAAATTTTATGGTTTTGGAAAATATCTTCGAGAAGATTATTTAAGGTACTATAAATCTTGAATATTTATAACGAAGAACCACTAGTTTATGGCACAAAAATTTTTAATAGATAGAGATTTAGGAAACTTTTGTGTTCCTTTTAAAGTATCGAGTGTCTCTACGGTTCCTGTTTCGGGAAGACTTAGTTTTTATAATAAATTTGATGTTCGTCATACCACAAGAATCGACATCAACACATCTGACCTTAATAACAACGATATATTAAGGTATTTAACGGGAAGTAGTAAGGGGAATATATTAATCCATTCAAAAGAATTCCCAACTTCATATGCTATTTTCCCCTACTCTTCAGTAACAGAAAATAGTAATTACATATCTTTAGATATTACTTCTGGTACAACTTCTGGCTCTATCGCTTTTTCAGAAAACCTACCTTTTTCTAGAGAAGATGAAGTTTGTATTGTATTAGATTATAATGATGGTGAAGGAGGAGGGGGAGGTGCTAGCTCAAGTGGTACTTCTGGTACTTCTGGTACAGCAGGTTCCTCAGGTACTTCAGGAAATAGTGGTGATGTATATGCTAGCTGCACAGATCAAAGTATTAATCCCACACCTGCAGACCCTCTTACTATTACTGTAGATACCGGATTAGCTTATACTGCAGGTCAAAGTGTAATTTTAGCTATAGATAGCTCTAATTATATGGAAGCTACAGTAGATGATTATGCTTCTGATACTGGAGTTATAACAATATCAAGTATCACAACTACAGGAAGTTGGACTAATACACTTCAAGAATGGTGTCTTAACCTAGCAGGTGCCCCTGGTGCTTCTGGTTCCTCAGGTACTAGTGGTACATCAGGTTCTTCTGGAGAATCAGGTTCATCAGGTACTTCTGGTATAGACGGTGCTACAGGTACTAGTGGTTCAAGCGGTACTTCAGGTTCTAGTGGCACATCAGGTTCTAGTGGTACCTCAGGTAGCTCAGGTACCTCAGGTATAGATGGTTCATCTGGTACTTCCGGTTCTTCAGGCACTTCAGGTATTAATGGTTCATCAGGCACTTCAGGATCTTCTGGAATTTCAGGCTCAAGTGGTACATCAGGTTCGTCTGGCACATCTGGCTCATCAGGTACTTCAGGTTCAAGTGGTACTTCGGGTACTTCAGGCTCATCAGGTATTTCTGGTTCTAGTGGTACATCAGGTACTGCAGGTTCCTCAGGTACTTCAGGCTCATCTGGTACTTCAGGTATAGACGGTTCTTCAGGTACTTCAGGTAGTTCTGGCACTTCTGGCACTTCAGGTTCTTCAGGCTCAAGTGGTACATCAGGTACAACAGGCTCAAGTGGTACATCAGGTACAACAGGCTCAAGTGGCACTTCAGGTACCTCAGGTGTGGACGGTGCTACAGGTACTTCAGGCTCATCTGGCACTTCAGGCTCATCTGGCACTTCGGGTTCAAGTGGTACAAGTGGTTCATCTGGCACTTCTGGTATAGATGGTTCTTCAGGTACTTCAGGTAGTTCTGGTACTTCAGGCTCATCTGGTACTTCAGGCTCTTCAGGTACCAGTGGTTCTTCTGGTACAACAGGCTCAAGTGGTACTTCAGGTACCTCAGGTTCATCTGGTACTTCAGGTATAGATGGTTCTTCAGGTACTTCTGGTACCTCAGGTGTAGATGGTGCTACAGGTACTTCAGGTTCATCTGGCACTTCAGGTTCTAGTGGTACTTCAGGTTCTAGTGGCACTTCGGGCACATCGGGTTCATCAGGCACTTCAGGTTCTAGTGGCACTTCAGGTAATTCAGGATCAAGTGGCACTTCAGGTTCATCAGGAACTTCAGGATCAAGTGGCACTAGTGGTTCATCTGGTATTAGTGGTTCATCTGGTACTTCAGGTTCTTCAGGTACTAATGGATCGTCGGGCACTTCAGGTGTTTCGGGTTCATCTGGCACTTCAGGCTCATCTGGCACTTCAGGCTCATCTGGCACTTCAGGTGTAGACGGTTCTTCAGGTACATCTGGTTCATCAGGAATTTCGGGCTCATCTGGTACCTCAGGTGTAGATGGTTCAAGTGGTACCTCAGGTGTAGATGGTGCTACTGGTACTTCAGGATCAAGTGGCACTTCAGGTTCTTCAGGTGTTTCGGGTTCAAGTGGTACTAGTGGTTCTTCAGGTACCTCAGGTATTAGTGGTTCTTCAGGTACTTCAGGTACAACAGGTTCAAGTGGCACTTCTGGATCTTCAGGTACTAGTGGCTCATCAGGTACTTCAGGTATTAATGGTTCATCAGGTACTTCAGGCTCATCTGGTACTTCGGGTTCAAGTGGAACGTCAGGTACATCAGGTTCTTCAGGAACCTCAGGTTCAAGCGGAATTTCAGGTAGTTCAGGCACATCAGGTACTTCAGGTTCATCAGGTACTTCTGGTATAGACGGCGCTACTGGTACTTCAGGTAGCTCTGGTACTTCAGGCGCAGATGGCTCCTCAGGCACTTCAGGTACTTCTGGCGCAGATGGGGATATATATGCAGATTGTAGTACCCAAACTTTATCAACACCTACCCCACCTACCCAAATTAGTATTGTAATAGCAACTGGGTTAGCTTATACAGCAGGACAAAACATAATTTTAGCCCAACAATCTACTCCTAGTAATTATATTGAAGGAACAGTAAATAGTTACATCTTAGGAACAGGAGATATAACAATTGATGTAACTGCTGTAGGAGGTAGTTTTAGTGGATCAGCAACATGGTGTATTAACTTAGCAGGTGCTACAGGACAAGCAGGATCATCGGGTACCTCAGGTACTAGTGGTTCATCTGGTATCTCAGGATCAAGTGGTACTAGTGGTTCTTCTGGCACTTCAGGCATTTCAGGTTCCTCAGGCACATCTGGTTCATCTGGTATTTCAGGTTCAAGTGGAACATCAGGTTCTTCGGGCACATCTGGCTCTTCAGGAATTTCAGGTAGTTCAGGAACATCAGGTTCGTCTGGTATTTCTGGTTCTAGTGGTACCTCAGGTATAGATGGTTCATCAGGCACTTCTGGTAGTTCAGGTACTTCGGGTGTAGATGGAGCCACAGGCACTTCAGGTTCATCAGGCACTTCTGGTTCTAGTGGAACTTCAGGTACAACAGGTTCAAGTGGCACTTCTGGATCTTCAGGCACTAGTGGCTCATCTGGTACTTCAGGCGTTGATGGTGTTACGGGCACTTCAGGTTCTTCAGGTACATCTGGTTCTTCAGGGTCTTCAGGTACTTCTGGTACTACTGGAAGTAGCGGTACTTCTGGATCTTCAGGAAGTAGTGGTACTTCAGGTATTGATGGTTCATCAGGTACTTCGGGCTCTAGTGGCATCTCAGGAAGTTCAGGTACATCTGGTTCATCTGGTACAAGTGGAATTTCAGGTTCTTCAGGTACTTCAGGTTCCTCAGGTACTAGTGGTTCATCTGGTGTTTCAGGTTCAAGCGGTACTAGTGGTACTACAGGTTCTAGTGGCACCTCAGGTATAGATGGTTCATCAGGTACTTCAGGCTCTAGTGGCATTTCAGGAAGTTCAGGTACATCAGGTTCAAGTGGTACTTCAGGCGTTGATGGTGCTACAGGTACCTCAGGTTCCTCAGGTATATCAGGTAGTTCTGGTACTTCAGGCTCTAGTGGCACTTCAGGTAGTTCAGGTACTTCTGGTATAGATGGCTCTTCGGGTACTTCGGGTTCATCTGGTACATCAGGTAGCTCTGGTACCTCAGGTTCATCTGGCACTTCAGGCACTTCAGGCACTTCAGGCGTTGATGGTGCTACAGGCACTTCAGGTTCATCTGGTACAAGTGGTTCATCTGGCACTTCAGGTTCTAGTGGTGTATCAGGTAGCTCAGGTACTTCAGGAAGTAGTGGTTTTTCAGGTAGCTCAGGTACTTCAGGCACTTCTGGTAGTTCAGGTTTAAGTGGATCTTCTGGTACTAGTGGTTCATCTGGCACTTCAGGCAGTTCTGGCACTTCAGGTGTAGACGGTGCTACAGGTACTTCAGGTTCTAGTGGTACTTCTGGATCTTCGGG